AGTTGATCCATTAGATTACGCACAGTTTCTAAACTAATTAGTTCAGGCTTCTCCCTCAAAGAGTCAAGAGAAATAATTTTACCATCAAACCTTACGTAGTCGGGACCAATCTGTTGATAACGATTTGAGATTAGTTCTCTTGTATTATCCGGTGTCTCTTCTACCGGTGCTTCAACTATAACCCAATTACGTTTTGCTGAATCCCATGTCATACTTCCGGGTGTGCTGCTAACAGTGTCATAATTGAATACTTCAGCATGTGGCGGTAATTCGTCGATAAGTGGTGTCGAAGCTACCTCATCTGGTACAATCTCAAGATCTGCAGGAGTTGAATCAATTTCTAATTCTATCGGAACTACCACTTCCTCTGCTTTAACTTCCGGCACAGGTTCAACTACTGCAACAGGTGCAGGTGGTTCTACTGGAAGGATGGGATCGACTGCAGTTTTTGCTGCCTGTTCCTTACGGTGCAGTGCCATGCCAAAGTTAGCAGCAATAAGCATGATAACTGCTAGTGGGTCAAACACCACAATAAGGATAATGATTACTGAACGCACTGCTTGGTCAAAGTGACTCTTAGCTTGTTCGCCGTAGATTAGTTCTGCAATATACTTTAGCGGGCCAATCTCCGCTTCTACTTTGCGATTGCTAATATCCAGCGGAATCTTTTCTTCGTATAACTTGTCAATGTCTGTTTGTAATGCTTTCTTTTCGTTTGCAACACCACGAAGCTCGCGTTTCATTCGATCACGCTGTGCCAATGCTTGGCTTACACGATCCTTTTCAATTAGCGCGTCAACTGCATGGTTGAGACGGTCTTCGGTACCAGTTAGTCTTTCCAGCTGCTTTTCCTTAACAGCAATGTCTTGCTCCATACGTTCCAACTGCAAGCTAGTGTCCGATGTTGCAGCACGTTGTTCCAAGTGTGCTTTTGATAGATAACCAAAGATTCCCATGCTGGTAATGAACATGAGCACAACTACTGCTGCACTCATATAGGCTTTCAGCGCACGTGGTGCAGCGATCCAATTGTTATACACCCAACTGGCGCAAACTAACTTGGCTACTTCCAATGTACCGCCCATGATCATGATGCTGATTGGGGCAGCAGAGAAGATAGCAATAAGTCCTGCAACAGAGAACCAAGCTGCAACGCCACTAAGGGCAAGTCCAGTTAAAAGCATTAGAATTGTAGCAAACATAAGTTAATATTTATCCCATATGGGTTAAGCGAACGGTGAATACTGTTTGATCTTACGGCGTGTTAATGCGCGTTTATAGTGTATCTTGTAGCTACTCAATTTATTCTTACCATTTAACGCTTCGTATTCTTCATACATGTCAATATACTTGATCAGTCGCTTGATAAAACGTGCCTGTACTCGTATATTATCTAGTTTAGCATAGCTTGCTAGTTCCGTGCAATGACTATCACGGGTCTTAAATTTAGCAACACGCTTTCGTGCTTCGCGTATACCAAATCTTGCAACTAGCCCTTGTGCTGCGTTTAGTGCGTAGCTGTCAATCTCATCTGGGTCTTCAAGATATTCACCGTGCCATTCTAAAAATCTATAATTCTTCTTACGACCTTGTTTGAGATGATTTAATTCGTGTGTGATTGTTTTGAATATCTCATTAGCTAGCCATTCTTTAGCACCGGGTGTAGAGTAGTCAGGCCAGTCCCAACGATATATCTTTAACTTGATTGGTTTCTTTTTGCGCTTGTCTAAATGGTCCTCATACACTCCGCCAACAGCAAATGTATCAATTGGTTTATGTTTGCCTTTAAGCGAACAATACACAATGCGTACATCAATATAGGGACGCAATGGTTCTACTAGGTATAGTAACCAATCACGGAAGGTTGCGTTCTTGAATTGTTTGCTAGCAAATCTAGTCCATAGATAGTGTTCTACTTCTATGAACCAGTGCTTGCGGTTAAGATTAACAATGTAATCTTCGGTTAATCTAAATCGTAAACTAGGTTTGCGTTTAGATTTAACCATGCGCTAACCGGTAACTAGGCCTGCTGGCGCTTTAACTATACTGCTCGTAAGAGATTCATAATGATCAGCAATTTCCTTTTCAGGTGCTGCTGTTGCCATAACAAACTCAATCTTAAGATCAACCAGTTTATCTTTGTCAGCAAACACTGACCACTTGTTCATCATTGGACCGTTTGGTCCCATGCCCAATGCGCAAGGGCGACGCAGTTTAACTGAGTCAGAATCCTTACTCTCAATCCTAGCAATAACTTCTTCGCCGGAAGACAGCTTCAGTACTACAACTTCGCCTACTTCCAATACACCTGTATTCTTATTGATTAGCATTTGTTTTCCTTAAAAGTCAATTGAGTCGAACTTAATATCTTCTGCACGGGCAGTTACTCCACCAATCTGGTAATCGCTTACTGTACGTTCAAAGAAGTTGGTATGGCTTGCAAGATCCTGCAGTTCAGTGAATGGGAACGGATTGTGTCCGTTGAAGCGGAATTCAATGCCGAGTCGTGCAAGACGCATGTCTGCAATGAACTTGAGATAGCTTTCCATATCCTTTGCACTGAGTCCTGCAATGCCTAATTCTAGTGTATCCTTGGCAAACTCCATTTCGCAAGCGATAGCTTCGGTTAGCATTTGTACTACTTTACCTTCTAGCTCGCTGGTCCATAAGTCTGGATATTCGTTACGCACTGTATCCACAATGTCAAAGGCTACATTCATGTGCATGCTTTCGTCACGGAAGATCCAATTAGTTGCACTAGCCAACCCATGCAACAAGCCCTTGCTGCGTAGGAAGTATACATAAGCAAACGCACCAAAGAAGAATAGTCCTTCTACTGCGGCAGCAAATGTGATTAGGTTAAGTAGGAACTGCTGACGCTGCTCGTTAGTTTCAATACGATCCATTTCATTTATACTGTCAATCCATTTGAAGCAGAACTCAGCCTTGTGCTGGATTGCTGGTACGTTGTTGATAGCATCGAATGCTTTGAAGCGTTCCTGATCGTCTGGTAGATAGTTGTCCAGCAGTGTAAGGTAAGCTTGTACGTGTAGAGCCTCTTCATAGATCTGGCGGCTGTAGTACATACGTGCTTCTGGACTGTTTACATGCTTGTATAGGTTGAGAACTAGGTTGTTACCAACCACGCTGTCGCCTGTGGCAAAGAATGCAACCAAACGTCCAACTACATGTTTCTCCGCAGGTGTTAACTTGTCGCGCAGGTCAGCAACGTCAGTGCTGAAACTGATTTCATCAACAGTCCAGGTGTTCTTGATGGCGTTTAGATAGTGCTGGTAGAACTGTGGATATTTCATTGGACGTAATGTTAGGTTAAAACCTGGATCGAGTATCATATAGTTTCCTTGTAGAGTTTTAGTTATCGCGAAAGCATATCGCCGCCAAACAAACTGACGTTCATATTCAGTGCATTATCTGTGGGCTTTTGCTTTTTTGGTAGCTTGTGTTTAGGCTTACGTGAACCACTCAAATATGGATTGGTCACGTGTGGATTTGCTACGGTTGCAATGCTGCCGGAGCTAGTGCTACCGGCGCTTGCGTCTTCAAGTAGTTCGTGTATTTTCATACACGTACTTATACGTTACTGGCAGCTTTCGCACACCTCATCTGCCTCTACTTTTGCAGCAGTTGTAGTGCTGTTTTCAGTAGATGTCAGCTTGTTAATGTTGGTTGCTGCCTTGCTGCGTAGGTAGTAAGTAGTTTTGACCCCGTTTTCCCAAGCATACATGTACATTGCACTCAATTTTTCAATTTCCGGAGTAGTCATAAACAGGTTCAGACTAGCAGCCTGATCAATAAATCGACCACGTGCCACTGCCAAATCAATTAGGGCCCGCTGCTTAATTTCCCAAACAGTCTTGTAGATATTCTTGATATTGTCGGGAATGCTTGCGATATCCTGAACACTACCATTGGCTGCTTTGATCTGATTCATCATGTCCGGGTTCCACAAACCTAATGCTGTAAGGTCGGCGACCAAGTACTTGTTAATAGTGATAAATTCACCGCTCAACGTTTCGCGTTTAAAAAGGTTGCTAATCTGCGGCTCAGTGCATTCATAAGCACCACAGATACCACTAATAGTTGCGGTAGGTGCAACAGCAATAAGCAAACTATTGCGTAATCCATGTTGTTTAATTTCTTCCTTTAGTTCAATCCATCTCTTATCTTGATTGAGATGATCAGCGCCGCCTGCTAGATCAAACTGTAGTTTACCCTGTGCAGCATGTGTATGTTCAAAGTCACGATGTGCGCCGTGCTTCTTGGCTAGTTCGCAAGATGTTTTGAGCGCAACGTAATAAATCTCTTCTTGTATCTTGGCTGCAAGTTCATGTGCAGTCTGGCTTTCAAATCCCAACTTGAGTTGGAACAACATGTCCTGCCACCCCATTAAGCCCAGTCCAACTGGACGCCAATGGTTGTTGCTGTTCTTAGCTTCGGGCACTGGATAGAAGTTCTTGTCAATGACACGGTCTAGGAACTTGACAGCCACTGCTATATTCTTGCGCAGCTTCTTGTAATCAACCTTGCCGTCGTGTGTAACATACTTGGCTAGGTTAATGCTGCCTAGATTGCATACTGCGATCTCGCCGCTTTCCATTACTTCCAATTCATCAGTCATGGGATTGTAGCCAATCACACGAGCATTGTTAGCATGCTCTGGCAGGAAGTCTTCGCGTTTGACACGAGTACGCCGGCCAGCAAAGGTTGGCTCGATAATTTCAGTACATAGGTTACTATTACGAACAACATGTCCATTTACTGCACTGTTGCAACGCTTGTTACTGGTGTCCTTCCAAGTCATCCAACCATTGCCAGTTTCAGCAAGTGTACGCATCATACGAGCATAAACCTTACGTGCTGGCAACTGCTTGACGTATTCCCCAGCTTCTTCTAGACGCTGATATTCTGTATCAAAGTCTTCGCCAAACAGGTCAAGTAATTGTGGATGCAGGCTGGGTTCAAACAAACTCCACACGCTATCTTCCCTGAGACGCTTCATAAACAAATCTGGAATCCAGTTAGCTAGATTTAGATTGTAGGCGCGCTTCTCTCTGTCACCAGTGTTGTCACGCAGTTCCAAGAACTCCATGATGTCCGGATGCCATGTTTCCAAGTATACGCAAGCACTGCCCTTGCGCTTGCCACCTTGATTAACTGCTGC